TCTAAGGTCAACTGGTTGATTCTTGAGAGGAACACTTCATCAATTTTTTTTTCTTTCTGTAGACGATTAATAGTAGAATAATAATAAGACTTACCTTTTACTTCGTTACGTTTTTTCTGCCACATTAGGCACCTTCAGGATTTTCAATATTTGGTTCTTCTGGATTAGTTGGAAGAGATTCTTCAAAATTTTGAAACAATAATTTCATATTATATAAACACCAATCGCGATACATTTTTTGGTCTTCTTCATTGGACAAGTCAAGATAAGCATCAGAAAAATAAGATTGAACTAATCTAAAAGCGTCAAAGGCTTGGTTTCTGCCTGTTGTGTCTCCAGTGATTCCTCCACCAAATTCTTGCTTCTCCATTTCAGCATCTCTTTTCTTTTCGAAATCTTTTTGCACTTGGGATTTAGCTTTCTCATCAGATTGTTTTTCTTCATCAGATACGATATCTATTTCTTGTTCTTCTAATCCGTAGTAAACTTCTTTCAATACTTCTTCCAACATACCTTCTAATTCGTTTTCTATATCTTGTGATTCTTGACCTTCTGGAGGAGCTGCAAGGACTCCTGCTGATTCTTGGTCGGCAGCAGCTTCTATATCACTTAAGTCAGATTCTATCTCACCTTGTGCCTGCAAAGCGTCCAACTCATTAAACAACCTAACAAAAGCATTCAACATGTGAGCAGTGAAAGTATCTCTCTGTTCTTTTGTTGATGTTAACTGTTGGTACTTAGATTTTAAAGTTGGTTTGGCTTTTCTAAAAGCATCACGCAATTTATTGATCCCAGTGTTCGGATGAGGGTTAGCCATTTCTTTTGCTTCTTTGATTAAAGATCTGATAACCATTCTCAATTGTAACTCTTGTTCTTCTTCTATTCTTTGTTGTTCGTGTATTTGTTTTCTAATTTTGTTTCTGATGTATTTTCTCAGAAGGGCTTCAGTTTGGACTTCTTCTCTCATCATGCAATCTTCCTCTTTCTTTTTAGGAGCACTAGGAACTGCATATCCAGAGACAGCAGCTGATGTTGACATTTCTAGTAGTTCTTCTATGGATGTAATTTCTATAATATTTTTCATTATTTCTCTTCTGATTGTTTGGATTCTAAGATCTGTCTTAATTGTGCAACAGTCAAAGAGTCAAGAATTTTCTCGATATCAGATTCTCCAATTTCAGGAGCTTCTTCTTTTTCATCTTCCATCTCTTCTTCCATTTCTTCTTTCATTTCTTTTGCATCTTCAGCAGCATCTTTCATTGATTCTTCTTTGTCTCCATCTTTATCAAGATCGAGAAAATCAGGCTTTGCTTCTTCATCTAATTCATCTTCAGAAACAATTTCTTTATTTTCATCATGATCTTTCTCATCATCTCTTTTGTGTGAGTGCTCTTCTTGAACTAATATGTCCAAGTCCTCAACAGCAATGTTTTCAACGATAACGTCTTCGAACTCAACTGTGTAGTGACTTATTTCACCAGACTCACTAAGAGTGTGTTTGATAGGATGTCCTTGTTTCCCTGATTTCTTATGTGTAACTTTGAGAGCACACATGTGTGTAATTTCTTTAGACTCATTTAATTTATCCAAATTCATTGAGAAGCCGAACTTTTCATTGAGAAGGCTATTGAGTTCTTTGTTTTTCCAATCTTTTGTTGACATTTTATAAATTCTCCTTTCATTAAAAATGTTTGGATTGGAAGACTTATAACCATCCTCCCAATCTCTAAAGCACATGTTTCCTTGTAAATAGGCTTCTTTTTCCATTTTTCTCAAATGGGGATCAGATTGTGCATAACCTTGACCTGTCGATAGTTTATCATTATCAAACATTCCGCATTCGTTTTGGTTATGGTGCACTAATTCATGAGAAAAAGATCTCATAATGTCTTTAGGGTGCCTACCATCGACATAAATGACTATCTCCATGTTTGATGGGTCATAGTGGGCGGTTTTTCCAAGAGGAGAAGTGTTGCTAGAGTCTGACTTGAGACTTAAAGTAACAGGTTTCTTGAATCCAAAACGTTTTTGAGAGAACGAATACAAGTCTTGCATTAATTCCTCTATCTGTTTTACATCATAATTTGAATTATTGATAATTTGACAAGTCATACTCTAATTAGTTTCTACTTTTCTTATTTTCGAGAGTAAGATCCAATATTGGTTACCTCCGTTTTCCATTACTTCGGCATAATAAACCATTCTACCACCCATCTTCGTACCCCTTATTTGCATAATAATACCTTGATGTATGCTAATTGTTTCTTCATAATTCTCATTTCTTGTCATTTTTCTCCATTCGACGTATTCGCCAACTTCGAAACCTGTCAAATATGACTTACCAAGCATATCCATTCCTTCTTCTTTGATGCGAACCACGGGCCACCCAAAGTCATACTTCATAATAATAGGACCCTTGTCCTGCATAATTGTTGTCTTTTTCCTCTTCAGCCTCTTCTGCTACACTTTCCATTGCTTTTTCCATGTCTGGTTCTGGTACATCTACTTGCAATTCGTTTTCTAGGTAATGTTTTACCTTAGAAATGTAGTCATCTGCTAAAGTTATCTTGTTTTGTACCCAAGATTCCAATTCTTGATTGTCTTCTAGTATCATATGTAGTCCTAATGCGTATTTAGCCATCTTTAAAAGCTGATTTTTAGCCATTTCACCCTCTAGATCATGTTCTACACCATGACTACTACGGTCCATTTTAGGTCCAGAATAAGCCATTTCTAGCTCTTCTTGGATGATTTTTTGTACTTTTTTCTTGGATATTTTCATTTTATTCCCTCATTTTAACATAATAATTAGTAAAATTAGTATTACAGAGACCTCAAAACCTACAAAATAGTAAAAAATAAGCCAAAATGTTGATAAAAGTGCAAAAAGCACTGTTTTTTCTACTAATTTTTCCATTTTAGTTAAACCCTAGTCTTATTATTAGGTCACTTGGTACTAAAAACAGCTGTCCTTGTCCGAAAAGATAAGGTGAATACACCATTACTCGTCCTTGGTCATCTTCTATGTCTGCTACAAGGTACATTTTCCATGTTGGTCCCAAATATAAGAACTTTTTGTCTGTTTTTGAGTAAAATTTCTGTTTTTTATCAATTTTTAAGTGAATTGGCTCCAGCATTTTGTTTTTTTGATCACAAATACACTTCCATTGCTTAGTGTAAAATATTTCTAGCTTTTTATCCCATTCAGTCATGTACAAATCCTCCATTTCCATGCCTTTATCATTTAAAACTTTGTCAATAATATTTTTTAACGTTTTTTTTTATTTATTTTGACTCTAAGTTTCTTTTTTTCCTCTTCTTTCTCCTCTAAAACTGCAAAATCTGGAGGTGCGGCTTTTGATTTCTTAAAAGATGGGCGAGTATGACCTTTTCCACCACCAGTGTGCTTGTTTTTTCCATATCCAACGAGTCTTTTCTTCATTTTAGACCAATTTTTGTTTTGAGTAGCCAAATATGCTGTCTCTTTTAGAATTTCATGGTCCATAGAAAGCCAAAATTCTATAGCTTCTATAGCCACTTCTGTTGCATGATTGGTGTATGCTGGTAAATTTTCCTTGGTTGTCCAAACAAACTCTGAATTTTCTTGTTTATCTTGTATTCCTAGGTCCACTGGTGGTGCTTCTGATGGGAAATCTGAGTAAAACACTATAACATCGCTGTATTTATTTTTAAAATGGTTATCGAATCTGTGTATTTCTGTGTAATTAGGGACCAATAGTCCTGTTTCTTCCGCTACTTCACGTTCATATCCGTCTTGTAGTCCTTGATAACCTCTTTCAACCTCAACATCCTTAACGTGTCCACCCGGCAAATCCCATTTTTTCTCTCCATCTGTTCTTTTGAGAAGTAAGATCTTGCCTGTTGAGTCAGTTATTATACCTTTTGCAACAATTGCTGTGTCTGGATGTATTTCTAGTGCCCTTACACACTCAATTCCAGCGTTCTTACATGCTAAAATCTCTTCTATGTCGTCATCATGATGCAAATCTATCTTAAGATTCAGTAATGTTTGAGCTTTTAGTTCTCTGTTTGTATAAATTATACGCTCTGGTGGGAAATAATTGATAATTCCAAGTGTTTTGAGGTGATAAGTTATCCTTTCTTTAGGAAAATCTGCTTCTAGTTTATAAACTCTTGAGGTTACGATGAAAACGTTGTGACCTTCCTTGATATAATTCAGCATTCTATCAATAAATTCTTGATTATACCCCTGATGAATGAATTTCACATCTTCAGATTCTTCATCCATGTAAGACATTGAAATAGTGTTGTCCCAATCAAAAGAAATGTTCATTTTTTTGCTAAAATAATTTGACATTTGTTGTTTCCTGTGTTATAATATTAATATAATCTGGGAGGATTACACTAGTAACTAGAATCTGATATTTACATTATATCATATCATGGAGGATTTGTCAAATGATTTTAATTATTTTTTTCTTTTATATATTTTCTTTTTTATATAATAATAATATATTATACTATAATTTATATAATTTAATTATTAATTTATCATTACCTTTAATAAGTCTATGGTATGTTAGTTTAGGTATAAAATATTCTCTACCCTCAGTTAATTGCATAGGTAATTGGTTATCTAGTTGTAATTTCCAATTAGATCCTTTCACCACAGATACAACTCTATCTTCTTTGTCTAAATGCCATATTAATTGTTCTTCATCAGTATCAGATTTAAATTCTCGTAAATATAAATTACCAGATATATGAATTTCTTTGAATGGAGGTTTATAAATCATTACCAAAACCTACCGGGAACATTCTTTCCAAAATCTTTATGTGCTCTACAAGCCCAATAACCGGATTTAGTTCTATCTTTCTTATCAGCACAGTTGTGTCTAGCAGCAAAAGATTTACGAGCTTCAGCATTGTTCCAATTTCCTTTAAGACCACCTTTAGAATCTCCATAAGTGATTTTCTTTACATTACCAGTCTTTGGATTTCTTACATAAACTTGGTATTTCTTTCCACCTCCAGAATTCTTCATAGGTTTTCCAATTGGTGGATCTTTCTTTTCATCAAGATTTTCAATATACATTGGAAAGTCAAGAGGAACTTCCTCACCTTCAAACATTACCCATTCTCCAAGATCAGTATTTTCTAACATATGTTTCTCTTCATCATTGATTACTTCATATAAACCGATCTTATAAAATTCTCTTCCCTGTCTAATCGTATTGAAATAACATTCAGATCCAACACGATAGATGTTTTCATGGAGAGGGGTTTGAGTTTTTACATGTTCTAACAATCCTTCTTGAAAAACTACTTTTCTAACTTCATCATCAATTATACGATCTAAAGTTTCGTTTTTCTTTGCAGCTTTCTTTCCCCAAGATTTACCTTTGCCTCTTTCTTTACAAGCAGATGGAGTCGGTCTACAAGCAGGATATTTAGATCTCTTTTCTCCTGCCTCTCTACCACAAGCTTTATAACCACCTTTACCATCTGGTGCATTACAATCAACCCAACCGCTTTTTTTGCCCTTAGCTCCTTTCCTTCCAAACCAATCACCTAAGTTAGATTCTTTCGAAGATTCAGAACCAGCTTTCTTAGCTTCTTTTTTAATTTCTATCTCTTCATTATCATCTAAGATATAATCTTTATCTTTGTGTTGACCAACGTTTGGCATTCCTTCTAAGGTTTTAATAATTTCTTCTTCCATGTCTTCACCGACTGCTTTCAAAAATGGATCCATTCCAGAAGCACCACCTTCATCTTTGAGAACTTTTTCTAATTTCTTAGGGTCTACGTGAGTGTATCCCTTCTTAGCTAGTTCATGATGATCTTCTTCTTTGTTAGCCATTACCATATCACCTGTTTTAGGATCATACATTTTATGAGCTTTAAATTCTTCATTGATAGCTTCGTTCTTTTTTGATTTATTGCCCCAATTCTTTGCACCAACCTTACGACATTTTACAAGAGCTCCTGAAGCATAAGCTGATGGCCATACTTTATAACGAGATTTGACTTTATGATAACAAGCATCTTTTTTGGCTTCTTCATTAACGCCTTTGTTGATTCTCACTTTAATACTTTTTTTCATTTTTTTTCTTTCCTCATTCGAATTGTTTTTTCTTTGGAAGCTTCCTTACGTTTCTTAGCATATTCAAATGCTCTTTTTAATCTTGCTTTGACTTTTGGGTCCTTAGCATTTTCGTAAGCTGCTCTTACTCTTTGGTGTATAAGATTAATTATTTGCGATTGTCGTTTGTGACTCTTGGATTTAAAAGACGCTTTGGATAATGTATCTTTAATATCCTGAACCGTTGAGAATTTAACTGAAACGGTATCGGAAGGGTCTTCGTCGGTATACAATCTTCTACCTGAGCCTTTTGGTTTTTTGCCTGTGCCTTTAGCAGGTTCTTTGGCTTCTTTTTCAAGCTCAGGGTGGAATCCAATATGAACCAATTTACCATCTTTTTTAACAATCTTGTTATCAACTTTAATTTCAGCTGGGTAAATTTTGCTAGGATCATTGTACCAATAATATACATCGTAACCACCATCATCTAGAAGTTTAACAACCAAACCTCTGCTATAATTTTCATCTTCTGCTTTTAATATAACCTCTTTTCCTCTTGGAAGTTTTAAATCAAATTCATCATTTTCTTTATTTTCAGCCTTAACACAATTACGATATGTTTTTCCAAACATTTCTTTTGTTTTTCTTGTTGGGTGTGTTTTATAACCTTTTTGACAACGTTCTTTTAACTTGCCCTTTTCATCCATTGATAATGCAATAGCAACAGCTTGATCTTGTTCCATACCCTTGTCCATTAATTTAGATATCTCTTTTGAAACAGGATCTTTTTTCTTTTTTTCTTTTAGATTCTTTACAATTTTTATTTTAATCTTTCTTTCGTCGTCACGTTTTCCGTCGCCACCGCCGCCACCATCACCACCGGCATCACCATAGTCGCCATAACTACCACCATAGCCCCACCAATAAGCAGCTCTTGGAGTTCTTTTCTTTCTACTCTTTTTGCGTTTCTTACGTTTCTTTTTCTTCTCTTCGAGAACTTTTGTAATTCTAATCTTCATAACACTATAAATAGTTATAAGAAATGGTTATGATAGAACTTTCAGGAGGTGTAACAGTGAAATGTATAGTATTTGTAGGTTCATCCCAAGTCCAATCAGGATAAAGAACGTTATCAACAAATACTTCTATGTGACTTAATGAAACTGGTGTAAAGTCAAGTGGAACATCCTCAATCAATTGAACTTGTTGAGCAGCTTGAGAAACACCGTTCGACCAATCTGGGCTGCATATGTCTATTATCTGTCCACTAAAATGGTTTGCAACATCCATATAATTTGTTCCAACATCATGTTGATAATAAGTGTTTGAACAAACAGATGAGGCAATATCAACATTAACAATGGAAGCTATAAATACTTCTGATCTTATAAGAGAGACCCAAGTAATAAAATCCCAAGAACTCAGGGTAGATTGATCGTTTTCATCAGAAACAAAAACAATTAACAAAGCAGCGTCTGGTCTCATCCAATTTTGTGCATCATTGTTTTGTTGTATATATCTCTTAACAGAATCAAAACCTTTTTCATAATGACCAGATATATTATTTTGAAGGTGACTTTGAACGGTTGAAAAATTATCACCGGGAAGAACAGGAAAAGAACTTAGTGAATAGGCTCTATTTGGATCTCCGGGAATAAGTTCTAATCTCCAATTTACATTTGTTGGCAAAGCTAATAACATTTGTTCAATACCAAGTAATACTTGAGCATGATGGGCATACATGGATCCCGATGGATCAATAACCCACAATATATCAACACCATTACCATGGCTTGGTTGGACATAAGTCTGAGACCAAACAGGATACTCTTCAGGTACTTCTACCTCAACTTCAACCTCAACTTCTTTCTCAACTTCTATGATAACTTCAACATAAGCAGTATCATAAATGTATCTTTCCTCAACAATTTTGTTAGTCAGCATTTGATCAGACATACAAGAAAATAAAAACGACAATAAAAACATAATAGAACCTCCGTCTATTAATAACTATAAACTACTTTTCAAATCGATAATTTTATTTACAATTTCATTTCGATTATAGCCCTCTATCACAGTATGAATTACAAGATCATCATCTAGAAGAACGTAATACGGATAAGTAGAATAAGGAAAACCTGTCTTACCGAGGTTAATATCTATAAAAGCTCTTCCCCCAAGCCAAACATAAAAATGTGATAATAGAAAAGCATTAGCCCATCTTCTCCCATCACTAAGAGAAGGGTTCATCCCTGCTTCGTTTTCCATTATTATTGTTATCCACTTAATATCACTACCCATTGTTTTCATATAATCATTATCAGCAGATGATCTCTGACAATCACTACATCTCATGCTGGTTAATTCGAGAACGATTGGTTCTCCATGGTAAGCATAAAGATCATCAACAGTGTTCATGGCTGTAGCCATAACAAGATTGCATATATGATCTCCAGCGTTAAAGGAACATTCAATCGTTTCCCAATGAATAGGATCAGTATCGGCAACAACTTCATCAACAACACCAGTCTCAACAGCTTGTTTTTCAAAGACACAAGACAAGGGCAATAAAATTAACACCAAGAAAAAAAATTTATCCATTATTCTGCTTTTAAAATTTCAATGTTTGCAATAATCTGATCTTTATTCCAGCCACTTTGAACAGTTCTTATTCTTAAGTCTTTATCAAGAATTAAAAAGTAAGGCCAACCAGTATTAGCAAAACCAGTCAAACCATCAGGGTCACGATTATCATCAGAACCCAACCATATTTCATTATGCCATATTCCAAAATAATCACCCCAAAATTGTCCATCCTCTTGAGTTGGAACTTCTCCATCAAGATTTTCGATAAGAACGGTAACCCAAGTAACACCTTCGGTCATAACTTTAATAGAATTGGAATTCCAAGCAGCCTCTTGACATGGTCCACACCACATAGCAGAAACATCAACAACAATAACCTCACCATAATGAGAATATAAATTATCAAAACCGCCATCAGAAACTTGCAACGCAAGATCGCATATATGGTCTCCGCCGTTATAAGAACATTCGTCCTCGCTCCAATAAATTGGAGACTCCTCAACAACAACAGCATCCACATCAGATGAGTCGTTTTCAATTGGGGCATCGCAGGCCCATAAAAGCAAATTAAGCAACATCAAAACATCTCCCGGGGCAAACACCCCACATAAGTAATTAGGAGCCACCACGCTTATTTGCAAGCGGCAAATGAATTCTATCGCTTGGTTTGTCCATGCAACAACGTTCGCTAAAAATTTTCCCATCACAATCTCTCGAAATGTTCGTCATAGACTTCCGTTGTCTTTCAAGGCGAGAAATTTCTCTCTTCATATAACTTATAATTCTTTCATAAGCTTTTATTTGTTCTTCGATTAAATCCATTAGAACCTACACAAATTTATTAAATATAGAAATATCAATCAAGATAAGTCGAGACTTCTTTTCATCCGTTGCAACATTGCCTTCTCGAATTTCGTCGAAGTCTACTCCAAGCTCTTTGCATGTGGTAACAAATCTCATAAGCTTTTCATTGTTGGTAGCAATTGACCACGCTTCTTCGAGACGAGCAATAATTATTTTCTCTAACCTATCTCTAAGAATTTCTCGGTATATGTCAGCGTCAACAGAATCAGCCAAACTTTTGAACATTCTTTTAACAGCTCTTGAGTGAAAGATCTCATCAAGCCACATGCCCATCGCATCTCCATCATCATCTGAGTAAGCATCCAAGATTCTTTCGAAGACCCAAGAGGAACCAAGATCATTATAATAAGTAAAACCATCAATAGATATTCCGGGAGATATGTCAATTGGTCGAGACAAAAAGTTAGCAGCTTTTCTCAGAGAACTATAAGCACTGGTTAATACACTATTCATTTCTCTACCGTCTTCTACAACATCGACCTTTTCGACGACAAACCATTCGGGGCCGCCCTTAGAGCGATCCCATGTATAAGTTCTGGGGAATACGTGGGGATGCTTGTTGAATGCTTTGATCTCCATCATATTAGACTGAATTCCTTCCGACTTTGTATTGGGGTCGCCAATCGCAAACTTAATCACTGTACCGCCAATTGGTGCTCCTCCATGATCAATACCATAAACTTCTCTTGAGTATCCGGCTCCAATGCGTTTTCCAATATTCTTTTGAATCCACTCGGTGTCTAGGAACGGTCCCTTCTTGTATATCGCATTTTGTGTATCAATAATTTGTTGAACGCCTTTACCGAAAAACGAACGCTCCATTTCTTCCTTTATCAACTCATACAATCTTTGTTCTGTTAGCTTCATCTTAATATCCCGTTTTAATGCAATAATTAGTTATTTTTTATATTAAAAGAAAAAAATACTTGACAAATGACTGACCTCATGTTATAATATAAATAACAATAAAATCTGGGGAGATTATATGAACGAAATCCGAAATCTACAAATTTATTTTTGGGAATTTTTTAGAGCCTCAATAAAAAACAAGGGAAGTCCTTAATCTCGGAATTTTGCCGTGGGTGTGCAATGTACCTAGTCGCTTTTGCCCTAAAACGCCCTTTATGACGGACTTATTTCGCCGGTTACCCTTGGGTAGGGGGAGGGGGTACAAGCAAAAAAAAGACCGATGAAAAAACACCGGCCCTAAGCTAAAACTTGTATCGCTTAAACTAGTTCCTCCTACCTAGTTCTTTCTTAATGGTTGTTTGATTGTGTGATAGTGGTGTCTCCTCCACCGGTGCAGTCTTCTCCTCATAGAGCTTGTTAAATGTCTCGCAAACAATATGCACAGAGTCGGAACCATTGAGTAGCTTTCTTGATTGCTTACCGAGGGCATCAACTAACCAATAGAATTTCCCCCCGTGGATCGGCTTTAAATAGAATCTTTTTTTCATAGCTCATACTCCTTGTTATGTTATCGGTTAATTAAGTTAGTCTTCTAGGATAGTATTGTAAAGGTCCTCGAGTGTATCGACTACCACGCCACTAGAAAAGCCGTTCCCTATATCAGGGCAGTATAGCATCGATGAAGGTTGATCGCCATTGTCGGCAAATAAAGAGACCTCGTCAAGTGAGCCCGTCACAGGGTTAATAAAGTGTATGTCTACGTTTACCCAGTCTAGATCGTCCTCAAATCGGTAGATGTTTTGAATGTTCTCGCCTAGATCGGATATAAGGGCGTCAACTCGTTGTTCGAAATTTAAATTATTCATGGTGTTTACTCCTATTGTTCATTGTTTCTTAAAAGGGTGAATTTTATAATCAAACATATTGTCATATGTCCTAAGGCAAATATTAAAAAGTCCATTGTGTTTATCTCCTTTGCTCTATACTATTATAATAACATATTATTTATCTATTGTGAAATGAAAAGCGGACATTTTTTGACCTCTGTTTATATCTCCTTTTGGTCATTGATAATTTGAAGTTCTTCTTTATCGTCCTCATAGTGGTTACTATCATCAAACAAATCTGCTCTGTACTCAATACCCCCTTGTGGTCGCTCATCTGGATTAAGATAGTAATATTGCTCCTCTATAAGGAAGTCATTAGCAACATTGATTTTTTCGTTTAACCTCGACATACGGCTAATTTGGTGATCGGTCATTTCGGGGTACATATCACGGAGCTTTGAAGGATCTGTTTCTTCTTTCTTCTGTCCAAGGGCACGATCTAGCAGGTTAACATGACTCTGATACACGGCAATTTCGGTGGCACGTCTCATAGATGTTTGACGTCTTTTATATGCCTTTAATCCATTGTCACATTTTTTACATATGCTGTGATATACCCTGAGACTGGACTTAAACTCAAAACAAGTTTCTATATCTAGAACCTCTCGACATGATGGGCATTTTCTTGAACCTAAAATTTTGGTTGAATTTTTATACATTTCTTTTACTCCTTGTTATTGGTTATGTTTATATTATAACATTAAAATTCAATATATCAAAATGTTTTTGGTCAATTTATGTCCGATTTGATTTGGTGTCGTTATAGTGCTAGATATAGAAATGATTGCTATTCTTCTATTACCTCGAGTTCGTTTATGAGGGTGTCAACAAGGTCTTGCAAAATCTTGGTGCTTAGAGCGTCCCCAGCTTCACGGGCTTTTTCAAGTTCCTCCATTGCTTGTGCGAGTGTGAGGGAGATCATCATCTGTGCCTTGTTGGCAATTGTCTGCATATCGTATAAAGTAGGCTGTTTCATTATTTCACCACTGGTTTATTGTCGATTATAAGGGCACTTCCTGAACGCTCCCACTCTAGCCTTCTTTTGAGTCGCTTGACTGAAGCTCTCATGGCGGAGGGTGTTGCTTTATATCCTCTAGAACAACGCCAGTCAGGCTCATTATTTATCATATATTGTTTAGCCTCGTCAGGTGTGTAACCTTTATCAACCAATTTTGACATACGTGAAAGAAGGTCGATTGTAGCTTGGGATAGTGATTTACTCATGATGTACTCCGTTGTATAGGGGGGTGTAGATAGGTAGATGTATATTAGTCTAAGATCAATTGCCTAGCAGGCACACTTCTTTTGATAAGGCTGACATGTTGTGAGGTCGTAGCCGAAACCATTCCACGAGAGCCTGATGCCATATAGTCATACACGATAACGTTACCTTGACCGTCGTGCTCGGCTATGCAAAGGTTATAAGAATAAAGTTTGCCGTCTCTCACGCTAAGAGCGTTACGTGATTTTACATTAAAATGTCCGAATAAGAATTTATCGATTACTTGTTGTTTAGTCATTGTTTACCTCGTTGTTAGTTGGTTATGTTTATATTATAGCATATTGAAAAGGGAATGCAAATTATTTTTGGACAATTATTGTCCGTTTTTTCTTTTGATCCACTCCTCACGGAGTTTCTTCTGTCTCTGTATTAAATATAGTCTATCGTTTATCGCCATAAGGGGACTCAAATTAAGGGTTGCCTTATAGGTTTCGTTATATAGCTGTTCTATTTGCTCGTCTGTAAGGTATTTAAATTCATTCATTGTTTGCTCCTATTTGCGATTGAGGTCTTTTACTTCTAACTTAAGAAATCTCATTGACTGTGTCGAGGTAGGTTCACGTCTACCTGTCTGAGTGTCGAGTATATCGTAGTATCCGATAAATCTTTTTGAATTGACAATTACGTAACGTGGGTTTGAGTTTTGAGTTTCCATGATTAGCTCCTTGTTTGGGTGATATTTATATTATAACATCTTGGGTGAATTTGTCGAGGTCAGAAAATGTCCGTTTATTGGAAGTACCCTCTATTAGTTAGTTCTTTCTTCATTATAGCTTTTCTCTTATAATCATTTGATCTATTATACATTGAGAATAATTGATTGTCGCTAACGTCTGTATAAGGGGTTATCTCGATATAGGTGTAGTCCTGTACTAGGTCACCATATAATCTTTCTATCTGAAGGTCGATAGATCGGGATAAGTCTAGGTACACTTCCACATCCATACATTGATTTTCAAAGAATAAGGTTACTTTACATCGTGTTGTCTTCATTGTTGACTCCGTTTCGTTGGGTGATGTTTATATCTTATCACGGTTGAACAATTATGCAAACTGAAAAACGGTCAAATTCTGTCCGAATTGGTTGTATTTTTCCTTTTCGTCAAGACTTTTTGAGCTTTCCCAAACCGTCCTACAAGCTCTAAATCGATGGGTTTATATACTTTGCTCTAGGTGCTACGGAAAACTGCGTCAAGACTTTTTAGAACGTGGCGTACAATACCCATTTTCAATCAATCCTCTTGCTGTTCTGCCGTAAAATCCTTGTAATGTCCATACCTCTCCTGTGTCTATGAGGTACTGATACGCTTGTATGTATGCTTGCTCGTATGTAAGCCCTTGTGGTATCGGTGAAAATCCCTCGATAACTCCACAAGCTTGGAATAAAGACGTTATATTGCTAAAATTAAATTTATTTTGATTTTTTTTATCATTCATGGGTCGCTCCGTGATGTAGGTACTATTTAGGTGATATGCACTTGGTACGTAAACACACGCACAAACGCACTTGTGACTTGCTTGCACACCACACGCATACAGGCACTAGAATACGATTTAATCGGAATTAAGATAGCCCATAGGGGTAGAGGTGCAGTACGGTGGATTATAGGGGTTATTTAGCCTTTTAGAAGGGAGGGGAATATTACTGCTCTACCTATATCTATATCAGGATATATAAGTCTATGAGATTGTTTATTCCATTGGGTCAACATCCAAGGCTCCTTTATCCGTAGGTCTTTAGGATATGGGTGATTACCTACCTCACACCAATATAGATAAGGATAATAATTTTTTAATTGCTCTCCAAAGGTTAGCAACCAGTTTGCCATGTTGGCTCGCTCCCACAGGTAACCGATCCTCTCCCCATTATCTATGGTAGCTATCGGGATATACACCATATAGTTATTCTTCTTAAACAAAGGACTTGAGTCATCTAAATACTGTTGCTCATTATAAAACCTTTTTATATAATATAATGTATTGTCTCTGCGAATGTAGTACTTCTGACCAGTGTAGCATGTCTGATACCACCTGTTATGTAACTTGGAATTCATCATGTCTTCTATCTCTGTTGTTGCTCTCTTTTCCTCCTTGGTGCTTATTGTATACATTTGTTCCTCCTATCCCTCATTGTTATGCTATTTCCATCTGTGAAGTGTATCTTATATTTTTTTATGTCCTCTCCAGTTATTGACTTGACCACGCCTATCATTCCGTTGATCTCAATTAAATCGCCCACGGATGGGGGGTTGAGCATGTAGGGGAGAGGTTCATTGTCCATGAAAAACTCCCATATCGGGTTTCTTGACTGACTGTGGGTTTTAATAATGTCCACAACTACGTTCCCAATAATTTTGTGAACTTTTTGTATCATATTTAAATCTTTCTTCTTCACCAGACGCTTGGACACCAAGGTATTCCACCAGTCAATTATCTCCATGCATAGGTCTAAGTCTGAAAGGTTGACTCTTTTTTTATAGTCCTCTGCTATCTCTATTTGTGTTTGTGAATCTATCATTGTTCTGTCTCCAAGGGATAAATGAAATGTTTTGTTGCCCACTTTCTCTTTCCAGTTGCTATAACCGTTAGGTAATATCTTGTTGGGCTATAGTCAGTGTTTATTCCTCTTATAACTGCCAACTCTAACTTGGGCTTCACAGTTGGGTTATAATTTATATCTAAGTTTACAATGTCTCCAACTTTCATAGTTTACTCCCACGTTTCGATTATATCTAAGTCAAGTACCCAACAATTTTGAAGGTAAAACAATTTGTTTTCATTCACAAAGGAGTATTCCGTATTCTCTTTATCATAGATAAGAAACATTATGTCCTCAAAGGTTCTGTTGTAAGCCCAAGTTCTTGCGTAATCTAAAGTCTTAAAAGTTATTGATTGTTGCATTTTGCACCTCTCTGTTGTTGGTTATGTTTATATTATAATCTGTTCTCGGATAATTGCAAACTACAAAACGGTCATTTTTTGTCCGAATGGACTTTCATCAACATGCCCTCGTTGCATTGGACTCTGTTGCCATTGTGGATGTTTTGCACCCTGATAAAGCCCTTGAATTGTCCTTTTTCTCTTGGTTCTACACCTATCACAAGCCAAATCTCGTTGTTATGTCTCCAGTCTGCATACGAGTGTTGCTTGATATAAACCAAATCTCCTATTTTTATTTTCATACTCCCCCCAGTGTCTCGATATAATGAGATGAAAATTTAAACCTATTGATTGCCGTGCCGTATGGATTATCCTTTACGAACGTAACCCAACAAATAACTGATCCATCATAGTGTTTTATTGGCTCTATCTCTGTTATTATTGCTAAGGCACGAGAATTTGCCCCAACTCCTGTGTAAACTTTCACTAAATCACCTACTTTCATAATACCTCCAAATCTTTTGCTCTATGACGGTATCTCGTACCATCTGTCCATTGAACCTCGATGAAGTCGTTTATACTTTCCCAAGAATGAACAGATACAATTACCCCGACCTTTTTCTTATTTATCCATAGTGCTACCAAGTCACCTACCTCCATACTACCTCCGATCCTGTGGGTCTGAAATATTTATTTGATAAGTGAAGCCTTCTTTGGCTTTTGGTTGATCTTTGCAGAAGCTATCGAAAGACAACAACTTCTCAAGTTCATCAAACAACCAGTATCTTGTTAGCTTGTTTGTTTGGTTGTATTCTTCTAAAATATAAATTCTCATTTTAAACTCCATTGCTGTTGGTTATGTTTATATTATAACCTTTACTCACAATAATGCAAACAATAAGTCGGTCATTTTTTGTCCGATTTGAAATGTTTTAGCATATTCATGTCGTATTGGCATCTTTCTCCAGTATAGACATTTTGTATACTTATATAATCATTGAAGATATTCCAACCGATTACGAGCCACAGGTCAATTGTATTATGTCTCATTGACTTTACACGATCTTTAATCTGTACTAAATCACCTATTTTTATTTGCATATCACCTCCAAGTACTTGATATAAATCCATTGCTTCATGCCATTGTGTTTTGTTATATTCATGACTCTTACGGCTTGATGGGGTTTGTTTGGATATTTTGGAAGTTCTATCACAACGAATAGACCTTCTTTTTTGGCTGATAGCCTGTTGTATCTCACTAAATCACCTATCTCCATGTATCACCTCAATAAATTTATAATGATGGGCTACTGTGCTGTTTAAACATAACCAGTGAATTCTCCAAGTATCTTTGTTTATTTTCCCTATCACAATCCCCAAGCCCTTTATGACTCCTTTTACATGCCTTCCTCTTTTATGCTTTACCAAGTCACCTATCTGCATTCAACACCTCCAAGTGGTCTTTGGGTATAGTCCAACGATTATTCACAATAACATAATTATCATTACGAACTTCCGTTATGACCCACATTTCTCCTGTGAATATACCTTTCACTAAATCTCCTACTTGCATAGCACCTCCAAATCCCAAGTATAGTACCAGTCCATCGAGTTATCATTATATATCACTTGATATAAAGGCTCTCCATTGTCCTCATCTATATCTGTATTACATATAATTCCAATGTAATCACCAGTTTTTACTAAAGTTCCTATTTTCATTTTGCTCTCCTGTTTTGCTGTTATTTATATTATAACTCATATCGAAGTCTATGCAAATTGAAAAACGGACAGTTTTTGTCCAACAACCATAAAGGCTCGTATTTGACGTTTAAGAGCCTTTACAATTGTTTATAGGGTTGATACACTACAAGTTCTCAAAGAACACGCTATCGCCTTGTGAGGTGGTTGGAACTAGTATGTATTGGACTGCACCGTTGCACAACAAAGCGTCATTGAGTTGAGATCTATAGCCAAAGTATCTGTTTTTTGCATCTGCTTTGCCAAGTTCTCCATACTTGACATTTATTCCTTTTGCCCCATTCCAACTTGAGTTGATCCAGTATAAGGTATCAGATGTTAGACATTTATTACTTCTATTGTAAAGAACTGCATACTCTCTGCCTTTATGGTTGATATATTCTGCAATTACTGTTCCATTATCGATTATCTTTTGACCATCACAGTGAACTTGTCTATTGTATTTGTAATATTTTTTGTTTTTAAAGCTTAAGCTTAATTCATAATAATTAGCCATTGAAGTACTCCTGTGTTGTTTCTTCCTCATAATCGAGAACAATTTTAATATATCTTTCTGCTTGTCTTTTGCTAAAGAACATTTGTCCATTCACTATATCGCATGCACCGTCCTTTAAAGCCCTATAGATGGAATAAATCCTTCTTTTTTGGTCATAATCATCTTCTACTATGAAGTACCTACCGTAGTATATAGTGGGGTGTACCGTAGTGTGGTTTTGTTCTTGTCTTTCTCTGCTGAAAAAGCTGTAGCCGTTATCACGAGACAATTGTATTATTTCTTCTATTGTATCAAACATAAATCCTCCTTGGATTATACTTGTGTTAGGTTTTTATATGATGTCACACTCTCAATCGGTGATGTATATATTATAACCGATTGAGTAGAGAACACAAGGACAGAAAATGACCGTTCACTTTCTGCCCTCTGCTACAGGCTTATTGACCTGCTGTTAATATCTTGACGATAAAGCTTTGCACAGAACCTTGTGCAGTCTCCAATTGATGTAAATTAGAAACATTGTGAGTAGCTTGATCACCACTTCCCATAGCTTGCCATAAAGTCATAGCTATCTCTGAGGGAAGTGTTGTGAAATAGTTAGCTAAATTCTGTAATTGATCAGGTGATAGCCTATCATCAAAGCACTTTTTAGCTTTAAACTTTTCAATCAAAGAGTTGTGGTCATTGATTTTAAACTTCTCAGTTAGTTCAATCTTGCCGTGGTCAAGAATATCTTCAGGAGTTACAATTTTGCAATAGTTCTTTACATAATCATTAAGAGCCATAGCACCCTCAAAGCCTATAAAAGCGTGAGCCAAGTGATACAATGTTGTACCGTGCTTTACCTCACCAACCTTATCAAGAGCATTGCTCAATCGTTCCCAAGAACGTCTTGATGGATAAATTTTGTTAGGCTCGTAGGTATCTTTATGCTCAAGATGATTGTGATTGTGATTGATAAAATCCCAAATCTCGTCTCTGACGTTACCTTCTGCCCAAGATAACCAATCTTCTACGGTAGGCTCGACATCAAATACGGTATAGCGATCTAACTCGGCAGGGTCGAACTCATTGACTTGATACTCTGAACCATGCTGTCCACCATTAACACAAGCGAATATGAGCGTGTCGGGGTGTAGGGTATGACCAGCTATTTTTCGAGAGTCACACAATTCAAAGATACCTTGTCTAACTTCAAGGGTTGCTCTGTCAACTTCATCAAGGAATAAAACTACTGGTTTTTCACAGGCAATTGCTAACCACTCAGGAGCTAACCATTTTGTTACATTGTTATCAACCTTTGGTAGACCAAGAAGATCACCCTCAGTCATCTGTGAAGCACGTCTTTCTACAACGTCTAGCTCACGCTCTTTTGCGATTTGATAGACAACTGTTGATTTACCGATACCATGTCTACCACGAAGTAGAACAGGGAATTTAGCTTCAAGAACATGGGGAAGGATATTGTTTATAAGGGTTTTGTAATCAATAGACATATTAGTCTCCTATTTTGATTGGTTTTTATGTAGGCTGAATTGCCTGATGTATATATTGTAACTAGAAATTAGAATTTTGTAAAGGACAAATTCTGTCCGTTTTTATTTACCTTTGAGTTTGAAGCCGATTGTAGGCTTTTCCTCAGTAGGTTTACCCTCAAGCTTTTGCTTTGGAATTGGTAGCCCACCTAAAGCACCTAGCAAATTCATTGGTATTCCCATTGGACTCCCAGTTGGCTTTATTGATGAAAGTATTTTGGCAATCTCTACCACTGCTTCATCAGATAATGTTATTGTTATTTTATTTTCACTCATACTTACCTCCGTTTGTTGTTGTTATTTATATTATATCCGATTTGATAAATAATGCAAATCGATTTTTGGACAAATTATGTCCGAAATAGTTTTAATTCTCTGAAGAAGAACTTTGTTGCAACATTGGAATTATCAATGTTCATCCAAATTACCTCTATTGGGTACTTATCATAGCCTTTGTGTACTTTCGATACGTAGCCCATCTCGTTACCATCGAACCTCACGTCCTCGTTTTGTGAAGAGTTCCTTCCATAGTACGATAATTGTACTAAGTCACCTACTCTAAACTTACCTTGTTTATCTATATGCTCTCTATCTCGATATTTTTGTGCCATTATGACCTCCAATTGACCATTGGTTACCCCTCTATGGGGATACCAATAATCTTTTCGTTAGTTGTGAAATAAGGGTTCTTAGCGTGATAATCGCTAGTAAACCATATACGTTGACATTTAGATGGAATTGGCTTTGGAGCCTCCATATCTGTTAGAATGATGTGACCGTCGAAGTCACCTCTGTTGTTTACAAATTTGGTTGGAGCGTCAAAGCACGTACCACCACACAGTACCCTCTCGGTAGCTCTACGTTGCCCCTTCTTCCACACATAGACTTTTGACTCGTCTACATCGGTATCGAAAGGAATGACCGTGAATTCTGCAAGCTTAGATAGCCCATTTAGTTCTGAAAAGAAAGCTGATAACATAGCGTCCGATACAGAGCCACTTTGGTCTATGGATATAGCAATTTTTGCCTGTCTGTTGACCTTCTTACCTGCATGGATGTAGGGGTATCGGGGGTTTACTCTACGCACTGTCGATCTTTTATTGCTACGTTGGGAGGTCTTGATGAAATAACGCAAGACCTTTTTCCAATCAACCTTTGGAGTTATCATGTCGATAATCTTCTCTTGCATACTAGCACCGACAGTGCCCCAACCTTGACCACGATTTTGAACTTCTTTCACAGCGTCCTCAACTGCCTGTCTCATACGCTCTTTAGCCATTTGCTTGGTATCTTCATCTGCTTCACCCCAACCACTATGGTCGTCCATGCTGTCAGGTTCACCATCTCCTTGCCCTTGGTTGCCGTGCTTTGGATCATATGCACCTTCTTCATTCTCTTGATCTTTTTGCAATTTGGAATAATACCACTCTGCTGACTGTTCAGATGGATATGTCTCGAACATACCTCTAGTAGGTATACACCCTCCTTCGGGTAACTCGTCCATGATGAAAGAATTGATAGCCAAGTCAGTTGCGATATTCCATATCTTAGACATACCTTCGGGTGGTAGCCGACCTGTGACATGCTCAAAGATGATGTGATAGAACTCATGCTTGAGAACACCAAGCTTTTGAACATCAGTAAGTTTTTCAAAGAACTCAGGGTTGTAAATCATTTCAAACGTACCACTACCTTCATTAAGTCGAACACCAGCCGTTGGAATTGCATTTGTTTGTGACTTGTTGATACGTCTTGACAATGCTGAGAAGAAAGGTTCAGCCTGTAACAGACGATAAGTGTGCAAGTCAAGATCAAAGCTTGATTTGATAATTTTTTTATCTGCTTTTTCAGTTACTTCTTCTGTAGTCTCTGTGTTATTAGTTTCAGTTTCGGACATTTTATATCTCCTTGTTGTAGGTTATGTTTATATTATAACTAGGATTGAAATAATAGTCAAATAGTTATCGGACAATTTTTGTCCAATTCCTCAAGTCTCTTAGAAGTCACGTTACTATATCTTCTTATAAGATCGGTACAGTAACCTCTTTGATCCATGGTCATATGACTGACTAGATCCTTGTGGGGTAAAAAGAACTGAGGTATTATTATAAATCTTGAAGCCAAATACTTTGCAACCCTCAAATTAGAAGTCTTACAGGCTCTTGTACCACTAGCCATATGACTAACACACCACTGACTTGGATATAAAGGGTGTCTATGGATTAGAAATGGGTAATGAAGATAATGAATACCTTCGCATGTCTGCCATGACTCAGTTGGTGAGTATATTTTAAATTGCCCATCTTTCCTTTTAAATTTTAATATCTCTCTCATTTTAATCTCCTTCGCTATAAAGCAAACTTTCTACTATTTTAGAACCAAGTATCTTATGTATCTCAATTAAGAACTCTGAATCATCAAAGCGTGTTTTCATTTGTTCATTCCAAAAATTGGTGATCAACTTAGCAGTGTTGTGATTTAAGTCCAACCTTTCCAACGCTCTTGCGTAATCTATTGCTTGTTGTCTATCCATTGTCTCTCCCTGTTGTTTATATTATAACCTTTTCACTTGATAATGCAATCATTTAAACGGACATTTTTTGACCATATTCTTATGTTACCTATAAAGCTACGATTATCACGAAGAACTTCGCTTATTGTCTTTCCTTCTATTTTACAAATTTCGGGATACTTCTGTATATTACCCTCGCAGTCGGAGGAGTACACCAGTACGTCATAGGAGTCATCTATTACCAAGTAATTATTGCCCTTGTATTCGACAACACAAGCAAAGCTATTTCTATATTCATCAATCCATTTCAGTATTTTCATCAATCACCTCTACAACATCTTGTTTCAGAAAGGAGAAAACACCCCCAACATTAGGTGACTGTATCAATACAAATTCTTTGCCACCTCTTACTTCAAATCCAACAACTTTCCAAAGTGTCTCGATTAGTTCGCCCTTGTTGTCGTTAAATCTTACATGATCACCTATCTTCATTTTCTTCTTTCCTTATCAAGAACTGGTTGCCTTGGATCATACTGGCTCTCAATTTGGGGATATTTAATTGCACCTCGGAGGGTTCACTGCCATTGACGAACCACTCAGCTTTTACAGCCATCTGTCCTTGTCTTAAAGTTTCCTTTACAACATGGTATGAACCATCCTTGTGCATTATAATATCTCCTTCTTCAGGAGCATATCTCAACATTTCACTTATATTCATCTCTTTTTCCTCACATCAAAAGCGTCTATGTAACCTTCGGGACACCGACACCACACAACTCTCCAACCTCTACATTTAGGTGGTAATCGTGGTGGATCTCCATCTATTCCTCCCTCAACATATACTTCAATCACAGTACCCCCATCATCAGAGGACTTTTTGATCGCAAATGCGTTCTCGGTATACTCGACAACAAACGTAGTCAAGAATTCTTCCATCTCGTCATAAGTGAGTTTGTCTGTTGGGTTCCAATTATGTGTGTAAGCCATGCTAACCTCCTATGGTTATTTTAGTTATATCACCTTTATCAATTATACAAGTTACCTTGTTGGGCAAGTAAGCTTGATTTTTTACTGCTTGTCTTAAATAGTCTAAGAACACTTGGTTGGTGAAGTTCGCCTTCACAAGTAATGCATAGAAGTCATGTATATCACCCTCCCAAGTAGATGTAGAGTAGTTCTTTGATACAAACTCTATTGCTTCATCAAGTGCTTCATTAAAGTTAGGATATTCCATATTTACCTCCATATGTTGTTATCAAATTGCTTATCTTAGCCAAGAATGTAGACATTTGTTCTCTCGACCACTTCTTTAATGAATAATCTATGTCCTCAATTGGAGCTTCATCTATCCACCCAGTAGGAAATTCATAATTTGAAGTTGATAGTATCTTTAATTCGCTTATGTTACTACTCGAATACCTGTAAGCAAACATTGACCTAGCAAGATCTTCATTAAAGTGGTTAAATAAAACCCTAGCATTTACTATTGGCTTACCCCATTGTGGCTTATATCCCAATAGAGGTATGTTTATCTCTTGGTTTTTTTGTTCTTCACCAAGTGCAAAAACACTCAAGTTCTCAGGTAGTTCTGCACCAACAGTACACAGGTCTGTTGTAGTCTCGTACCCACCTTTGTGATAATCGTACTTTCTAGTCGATACAGTCAACAAAGACGCAGGTGTCGCACCAAATTGTTTAGCACTTTCAGAGTATATTCTTCTCCAAACCTTGTTACCTTTTATTATAAGTTCTTTATCTGCTTGCATAGTTGGGCAATTCTTACGACTATGCCCAGTTTCTCTACAGTATCCACACTTTTTGCCTGTCTTCTTTCTTAATTTAGACTTAGCAGTTTTTCTTTCTATGTATTGTACTGCATAGTTCTCTTTGAAAGTCCTGTCGTGCAAGTCTTTATCTTTGCACTGCTCGTATATGCTTTTCATATCAGGACAATGGGCAAGCGTATGCCCCTCTTTACTACAAAATTTGCATGTCGGTGAAGCATTTTTATATATATTGTTATCTAGTCTTGCATTTATCATGTTTAACTCCATTGTTGTTGGTTATGTTTATATTATAATTTATTGCTTATTGTTTGTCAAATTAGAAACGGTCATAAAATGTCCAAGTTGATTTTTATTTGCATATGACCTCCAAGTCTGATTTAAGTTGATCAAATCTCCAATCAAGATTTTTGATTAAAGCCACTTTGCATATTCCTGTCGGTCTAATGGATACGATAACACCAACAAGGTGACACTCCCAATGTCTAGCCTTTACTAAATCACCTACT